ACAATAGTACCACTGAGTCGACTGATATTACCTGCTTCTCGAGCAATGGTTTCACCTTGTGATGTAAATGTCGGAGTTGGTCTTGTGCAAGGAGCCTGAACTGCATCAACAGGTGGCATAGGTGCCTCTGCTGCCTTTGCAATTGCCTGACCATCAGGTGAGTCTTGTACATTAGGCAGATCACATAATGATCCAAGCGCAGACAACGGATCATTAATAAACCCAGTTACTGTCGCCATGAGTTCATCAATGTCTTCTACTGCGGTAGCATAGTGTTCTCTAAACTCTTTGAGTGCTTCTTCAAGACCACCTCCAAGTGGATTAAGTGAGTCTTTAATAAGTTTTTCGACATCACCAGCCAGAGTTCTTACTTCGGAGAGTGCATCACCAATAGCTTCATCTAATTTCGCTTGTGCTTCATCTACCTTGGCTTGAATATCGGCAATAGCACCATTGATATCTGCAGTCGCATTTGCAATTGCATTATTCAACTCATCTTCGGCGGCCTGTAGTGCTTCCAAAGCTGGATTAACACCACATCCCCCGGCCTTTAAATTATCTGTAATATCGGTTATAAGAGACATTTGATACCCTTAGTTAAGATCAATAGTTGAGCCAGTTACTGTAACAGCACCGCCACAGTTAAAGTCGCCAGTTGATGCTGCTGTGATTTGCGTATTCCCGGCCGAAGCACTTGATACCGTAGTCGATGAATCTAAGTTGAGAACAGATTTGCCAAAGTATGTTGCTTCGCCAAGTGTAACTTCAGACTTGTTACCAAGCGTTGTTTCAGTACGGTTACCATTTACGGTTTGTAGCATATTTGTTTGTACAGTCAGGTACTGAGATCCAGCTGCAACAGTCAAGCGGTCATTTCCACCTACAACGGAAACTGTTCTATTTTGTTTAATTTGCTGCTGGAAGTTATTACCAATAGTTTGAGAAAAGTCTTGAAGAACTTCTGATTCGTAGTTAGAACCAATTTTCTGTCTCATCGAACCTTTGATGTTTTGAGTATAATCACCTTCAATTTCAAGATGATAGTTACCTTTTACATAATGCCTCATTCCACCGTATACTGAAATATTACAATCACCCATGATCACTATGTTACGATTGTTGTGAGACCATTCATAGTGAGGACCCATGGCTTTGGTGCTTAATCCACCTGCACCATCAAACTCTTGATAAGCACCGGTTGGATGTGTATATGAGAATCTTTCTTCACCTGGAGTGTTACCATACTCAACAACATGTCCACCTTCATACTCTTCAACATAGTTAAGAGGGTACATGTTATTTGCACGGGTTTCTGCTGGTGTAGATTCGGCAATCTCAGGCCTGTCGTAATAACCTTCTTCAGTACTATCAGGCGTAACGGTTGTTGTTCTACATGGAGCAGCCTGAACAATGCCAGACATTGCGCTACGTGCACGATTAATAAATGACGGGTGAGTCTCAGCTCCACCCGGGCGTGAGAGGGCAGGCATATCATTTACATCAGTCTCACGTGGGAAAGCACCTACCTGAGATGTAAACCCAACAGATGATGTTCGATACTCGACTGGAACACCGGGAAGCGTACCCATGACAAGCATTTGTTGTTTCATAGGATCCATGAATGTCACTACAACCCAACCGCCTTCAACTAAATAAGGGGTTGTGCCAACACCAGATGCACTCGGTGATGTAGTCGGTGTCATAACCATTGACCATGGAAGATCATCGGTAGGAATCTCTTGTTTGTTTTGAGTATGGATACCTGCGACCCGAACTTTAACTCTGCCAAGTTGTTGTGGGTCTACACGATCTTCTACTACGCCATAATATAATTCCATTAGAATGATGCCTCTTTATTAATACCAAATCGCTGAGCTTCAACAACTATACTGTATTTACCATCTCGAATCTGATGCCTAATTCCTGTGCATAAATATTCGCCTGAGTTAACTAGATCAATATCTTCTTCGCTATCAAGGTTAGGTTTCATACGACGGAAGTTAAGCAATACCATCTTGCCTACTTCTAAATCTGTATTTGAGTCTGCGGCTAACGCAACAAACTGACTATCCATGCGAGACTTATATGACATCATTGCCGCTTTAGATAAGTCATCAACCTGGTAAATGTTTCCGACATCAGGCGACTCGTATGCAAGACCATCTTTTTGAAAGTATAGTTGTCTTGAGTTAAACAAATCATTTGGAGCTTCTTCAGCAATTCTAAATGAATCGCTAATCGGATCTTGTAGGTTAGGACTCAGATTGGGTGCGTGTTCTTTATAATCAAATCTTTCTTCGGAGTATACCTTTGACGAAACATCAATTGATGTAACAAAGGCTGCAAGGGCTCCGCTTGTAACATTAGTAAAAGTTTTGTACCCACGTTTAATCACTTGTTCAAATACATTTCTATTCTGATTTGGCAAGTTTCGTAGAGCCTGAGCATCCGGATCAGTATTAATCTGGTTTACGTTTCTTAGCTCGACTGTGTTATCATCTCTGGTTAACATATCACCATATGACTGTAGCTTTACCTCTCCGGTATTTACGGTCTCATATAGGAACATCGGAGACTTATCTTCTCCAAACGTGTTTTCCAGAACAAGGTCAATCGCAGAGTATGGTTTAGTATATGGATATACAATACGATGCGATGTGCCACCCTGTGAAATAACATTTACCGGTTCGTTTAAAAAGTCTTCATGGATCTTTGCAACAATCTCTGAACTTTTACCACGATAAGACCGGGAAAACAAATTAACCGCAGATCTGTATCGCTTGTCAGATATCAGCTTAAGTACATAAACACCGGTGTTATCATTTACCTGTTTGATATCTTCAATCTTATTTACACGGAAAGCTAATTCGATACTTTTGTCTTTAAACGTATAAAAGAGTGTAATTACCTCTTGACCAATAATAGGAATAGTAGACAACATTGCACTGTTATCTACAATAGTCATTTGTGCAGTTAATGAATGCTCGAAGATACTCTCAAAGATTTGAAAGTTACTTACGTTACGAGTTAAATCAAATACCTGACTTGAGTGCGAGACTAGAGTACAGTTAAGATCCTGTATCTCCCTCGACGTGGTAGCTCTAATATCTTCACTCATGCGCTTTTACTCTGCATCTCTTTCTTGAACTCACGAGCTACTTCTCGAATAAATGTAGGTTTAATTACGCGGATCTTTGACTTCTCAATGTTCTGTTCATATTCCCATTCGAAGTTTGTTACTGGTTGAGTACCGGCAGTGCGTCGGATTGTTTGCTCGCCTGTAGATACGTCAATATGGTATCTCGGTGCATATGCTTTTTTAATCACAGAGGATGTATTCAAGAAGTCCTGTGATTCAGTACCGTAGATACCTTCACCCTCTTCACGGAATGTTCCTTGAGTTGGTTTAATCTCTACATATCCAAGTGTTGGGTATTTTGCTACGACGGTTCCAAGTGCATCACTAACACCACCCTGAACTGTTTCACCAAGGTTAAATTTGCCGGCAATCTCATCGAACCCTGATACTCCGAGTGGAGCACTAATCGCAGCCAGCCCTTGATATTTAGATTCTACAAAGTCTGCAAGGTCTGCAGTTCCCTTTGGCCAATCATTAAATGCATTAAACAATCCGTTATTAATAATAAAGAATGTCCAGTAATAGTCAGTAGTACCATAAAGTTTATATGACACCATATCAGGACGTTCGCCTTCCGAGATATTGTAGTACGAATAGAACGAAACATCATCAAGATATTTTGTACCAATACGAGTAAAGTGTGTAAGGTTGGTTAGCTGTGTATAGTAACCATTACCTTTTAGGTCATAAGGTACCTTTTGAAAATTACTGAAATAAGCCATTAGAATCCCTCATTAATGTTTTCGCGAGTGATAGGCTGCAACTCTTTAAATGCAAGAGCCATAACAATCTCAACAGGTCGGTTACCTTGCTTAAAATAACTCATCGAATTTGGGTTAAACGATACATTACATGATTCTAAAAATACTTCTGGAAGCTTTGGCATACCATCCATGTTTTTAATTTCAATCTGAAATGCATCAGGAAAGTTAAACGAATATTGGCCAGCTGCTGTAGGATACATGCCTCGTCTAAACCATTTTACAATCTCTTCAGCTGCCCTTGATTCACCTTCATCATCAGGAATAAATCTAAAGTTGAATGAGAAGTTTCTCATACCAGGCGATTTATACAGCATAAACTCCCTTGGGTTAACTGCGACCTGGGCTCTTTTGTTATATTCTTGTGCCGCTGCTTGTGCAACAGTTCCAGCACCTACCGCACCGAGGATACCACCAACAATACCACCTACACGGCCAGGAATGGCAGAACCTGCAAGGCCACCCGCAGCAGTACCAAGACTTTCTGCACTGTTCATCGCAATTGCCGTAACATCAGCTTGTGTAACATTTGCTGGGTTTGTGCCAGAGATGAGTGCGGCCGCAGCACCACCCGCCACACCTGTTGCAGCAGTCTCAAATACCGCGTTGTCATTAATGCTAAATGCCATAGGCATATATAATGATACGTGGTCTGTCGTAATTAAATCGACTCTTGAATTTCCGCCTCGTGTATTGTATTGTGCCTTGTGCTTAGTAAAAAGCACAAATGGGTCATCAGTCTGATCGACTGAGTTCGGGTAGCGTGAGATAATACCGCCAGGCTTATTAGCTTCCTGTCGTACGGGATCAAAAATTCGGTTTAAAAAGTCGGCCATTATTAGAATCCTAAAAGGTGTTTAAGGTATTTATATGACTTACAAGGGCAAATACGCAGTAAAAGACAAGAAGAAATACGTAGGCGATCCTGACAAGGTAGTTTATAGATCCCTCTGGGAAAGACAAACATTTCGTTGGGTAGAGAATCAGCCACACATTATAGAGTGGGGTTCAGAAGAGGTAGTTGTACCATACATCTGCGAAACTGATCGTAAGGTTCATCGCTACTTTATCGACCTATACTTTAAAACCGCTGATGGTAAAAAGTATCTGATTGAGATCAAGCCAGCGAAAGAAACAAAGCCACCAAAGAAGCCATCGCGCCAAACAAAAAGGTATTTATCAGAGGCACTCACGTATGTAAAAAACCAATCTAAATGGAAGGCTGCACACAAATTTGCTCAAGAGAACGGTGCAACATTCCAAGTATGGACAGAAGATACCTTGAAATCGCTTGGTATCAAGATCATTAGCCCAAGAGCTGCAAAGCCGAAGAAGAAGTGATATAAATAAAGGTATGGATTCATTAATACAAAAACTAGAGTACGAAGCATTTAGATCTGGGGTTCAAGCCCGGACTACGCAGTCACGTACGTGGTTCAGAAACAAAATGAAAGAGATGGGCGACGTAAATAGAAATCGCCTACTAAGAGATCCTGCACTACAAAAGAGACAACGTCCTGGTGCGGGTAATATGTACATGTTTTTCTATGATCCAAAGACAAAAGACTCTCTCCCATATTATGACTCTTTCCCATTAATCATTATGGTTGAGGCTGCACCTGGTGGATTCTATGGACTTAACCTCCATTACTTGCATCCTACACTGCGTGCAAAACTTATGGATGAGTTGTTGTCAATTACGAATAATAAAAGATACGACCAGTCGACAAAGTTCAAAATGTCATATCAGATTTTAAAAAGTGCAAATAAGCTAAAAGCATTTCAACCTTGCTTTAAAAGATACTTAACCAAACACGTTGAATCAAGCTTTGCGTTGGTAGAGGCTCCTGAATGGGAAGTTGCCTTGTTCTTGCCGACCGAACAATTCCGCAAGAAGTCTGCTCGCGCCGTATGGGCTGAGTCACGAAGGAGTATGTAATGGCATTACCAGCCGGAATCGACAATTTAAAGGCCTCGATCTCACGTCGTGGTGGCATGGCAAAGGCAAATAGATTTGCTGTATACATTAGCCATCCAACTAAGAAGGTCGACTTAATCAATACTGACCTCAACTCACTTCTTGGTAATGCTGCATCACGTTTGATTCAAGGGCAATCTCCAAACCTCGGTTCTTTCTTTGAAGATCCTCGAGATGTATTTTTGTTCTGTGAATCAGCTACACTGCCCGGGCGTCAGGTAGCTACAAATGATTTCTTTACTGGTATGAAGGGTTATAAGAAACCTTATGCCTATTTGAATGATGATGTAACTCTCACGTTTAATCTTACAAATGATTATTATATGAGAGATTACTTCAAGACATGGATCGATGAGATCTTTCCATATACTAACGGTCAAAGAAAAGTTAACTACAAAAACAGATACTGTACCGATCTGATTATTCAACAGATGGGATCGAATGACTGGATTCCGGCAAAGAGTGTTGTGCTTAAAAATGCATTTCCTGTCACACTGTCATCGATTAACTTAAGCAACTCATCTGAGAATACTATTTCTCAAATCACGATTACATTTGCATTCGATGATTGGGAAGATCAAGGTGTGGTTACTGGTGCAAGCCAAGGGATTTTGACAGGGCTTGACGCGGTGACTAACTCTATAAATACAGTAAGGAACATCGGGAAAGTTCTCGGTTTTTAATTTTATATCATAGGAGTGAAATGAAATGGCTCTGCCACAACTAAATGTACCAAAGTATGACTTGA